GCGTCGGTGTCGTGTATTGTTTTGCACCCGCCCCAAGCCCGAGTGGTGAAATTGGTAGACACCGCGGACTTAAAATCCGCTGCGCCCTAATCGGCGCGTGCCGGTTCGATCCCGGCCTCGGGCACCATATCGAAAGCGGACACTAACGTAGTTCCGCAAAGCAGCGATGAGTTCCGCAAAGCGTCAATCGACGCCCGGCTCGCGCTCGTATTTCTCGCACGGATAGCTGCTGTTTCGCAGCGCGCGATCGCAACCAAGGATGACGGCATAGTGTCGGTTGCTCGGGTGAAACTCTAGGCCCCAGATTGCATGCGAGCATGTCCAACACGTCCGCCTGACAGAGGGACGCAAGTCATAGTCTTTCCGTTCCGAGATCGGCGGATAACCGCCCCTGCCTTCGCTCATACTGTACAAATATACAGTATTCAGCCCGGGCGTCCGCCATCCTCTATCATGGCCCGGCGAACAGGGAGACACCCATGTGCTACTCAGCCAGGATCGAGGCCGACTATCGAAAATTCGTGAAGGAATACGGCGCCATCATGTCGCTGGACGACTTCACGCGCATGATCATGGAGTACTTCGCCGAGCCGAAGCGCATCCGGCTTCCGAAGGCGATGACAGCACCTTTCCTTGAGTCGCCGGTGACGGATGAGGAAAAGAAGATCGCCGAGGTACTGCGCGAGCGGACGAAGGCTGACGAGATCGAGCTGCTGCAGGAACTCGCCAAGCAGCGAGAACGCCTGGAAAAGGCGCAGCAGTCGCTCGCATTGAAGGCAACCAAAAAGGCCGCGGACGACGAGCGCATCGCGACTAACAAGATCGCGGCGATCGCCGGAAAGCTGGATGACCTGCGCACCACCGAGATTAAGCCGCGCGACGCGCGCATCTACCCTGGTTGGTACGCGCCTGTGATGGTGTGGGAGAACGGCCGCCGCGTGGTGAAGCCCATGCGCTACCAGTGCCGCCCCGCCGGGAAGCCAGCGTTCTACGACACAAAGTACCCTGGCACGTACAACGCCAGAATGGACAACCTGCGGGGATTTTGGAAGGGGCAATACGGCCACACGCACGGCGTCGTGCTGGTGGATGCGTTCTACGAGAACGTGGCCGGCCCAGAGGGCAAGAACGTCGTGCTGGAATTCCGTCCGGATCCGCCGCAGACGATGCTAGTGGCTTGCCTGTGGTCGCACTGGCGTGCGACGAAGCCGGGAGAGAAGGATCTGCTGTCGTTCGCGATCATCACCACCGACCCTCCGCCAGAGATTTCAGAGGCCGGCCACGATCGGTGCCCAGTGCCCATCAAGCCTGACGACCTGGACGAGTGGTTGAACCCAGACCCGCAGAACCTGGAAGCGATGGACGAAATCCTGCGCGACAACGGGATGCCGCACTTCGCTCATAGCAACGCTACCTAGACTTCACTGACACGCGGCCACCGCGGCGAGAAGGCGCGCTTCATACCCCTCACGCAATTTTATTTCGGCCAGTGCAGCCTTGTAGAAATCGAAGTCACTGGCCGACGGCGGCACTCCGGCGAGCGGCCATGCAGGCACCGGCACATCGGGCACCTTGCAGGGAACCGGCACCGGCACCTTGACCTCCACCGGCTTTTCGATGATCTGCGGCGCGCTGGCGCAGCCGGCCAGAAGCAGGCACAGGAGCGCGGCCCGGATCATGGCTGACTCCCGGTGTAGCTCACGCGCAGGGCATGCAGCGACGCGCAGGCATCCACGCCCGGCTGCTGCGCCAGGATGCGGCCGGCGGCAATGCTGTACTTGGACTGAACCACCTGGGCCGCCTTGTCGGCCGCCGCAGCCGTCGCCTCGCGCGCGACCGCCGCCTTCTGCATATCGGTAACGGCCTGGCTCTGGCGCGCGAGCGAAGCGCCGAGCGCCTGGTTGTCGGCCTGCGCCTTCACCAGATCAGCCTTCGCCTGCGCCAACTGCGCGCGCGCCGTATCGCGCTCGTGTTTGTAGACCATGCCGACGGCGGCGGCCATACCGATCACCACCAGCACGGCCACGATCAGGATGCGCTTCACGTCGCCGAAAAGCCAGTCGAAGGCCTTCTCAATCAGCATCAGCATGGCCACCTCCTTTGTGGATAGCCTTCAGTTCGTCGGGCGAGTAGATGAAGCCTGGAACGCGCGGCCAGAGTTGAAAGTTCCAGACCGGCATCGATTCAGCGTGCACGCCGTGCTGAGGGCCTCGATGGAACTTCTTGTGCAGCACCAGCATGTTTGCCATGCTGTCGACGAAGGTCTCGGGCTTGGTCGGATCGAATGCGTCCCAGTCGAAGCCGCGGGCTTTGGTCAGTTGGATCACAACCCAGAGCAGCGACTGCTCCACCGGCCAGAACGCCGCCGTCGGCTTGTCGGTTGCGATGTCAATCACCGGGAGGTACTTGCGCTGTCCAGTAGCCACTTCCTTGACCATGCGCCAGTCCACGGCGTTCATGAATGCTTCCTCGATGAACACGTGGTGATACTCGACTTCATCTGTCACGCCAGAAACCGCGCACGGCAGCTTTGCTGCGTGGCCGGAGCGCTTCGTCTCCCGAAAGGTTGCTGACTCGGTACGGGGCGGATGCTCAGGGTAGTACACGTCTTCCTTCAGGGCGTGCGCGTATTCGTGCTCTTTGCCGGGTGCGTTCATATGGCCTCAGAAATGCAAAAGCCCCGCGCTGGGCGGGGCTGCGATGGCGAATTGCGAAATTGCGCAAATACGCAAACTGATGGTTTGGGATGGCTCAGGCGTGCAGCGCGGTCTTCGCGCGCTCCCAGAGCGACCGACGATCGGCGATGCCCGTGGTTCCTCCGTTGATGGCACGCGTGAGCCCTACGAAATCACCGCGGTCAGCAAACCGGTTCAGGTTGTGCTGCAACCAGAACCATGCGGCAGAGCCGGCGGCGTGCACGGGTGTCTCGAGCAGTTCGGGCTGACTCAGCAAGTCAACACCCAGAGCAGCACCGCACGCGGCGTAATTCGCGCGGCCGGTGATCTGGATGAGGCCGCGCCCCATGAAGCGCTTGCCGTCGCCCGGCTGCGTGTTGCCGAGGTCCGCCCTGCCCTCGTACCGGCTTTGGGCCGGCGTTGGGCCCCAGATTTCGCGGAGATACCGCAGCTGGCCAGACTCGTGACCAACCTGCGCTAGGAACGCAGCGGCGCGAGTCGGCGTGTTGATCTGACGGAACAGCATCGCGTCGGCCAGGATCGGCGCAAACACATCGGCCCGCGCGCCGGCCAGCGGCATGATCGCGTGCAGTTGCGACGCGGTGACAAGAGGCTCAGCCATTTGTGCCGCCTGCCGTTATCTTCCGCGCATCGTCGGCCAGCTCGGCCACGATCTCGGGCAGGTCTTTGTCCTTGCGCTTGTTCAGGAAGTTGAACACCCAGCGCACGATCGTCCAGCCGGGCAGGCCGCACGAGAAGTAGATCCCGCCCAGCGCCATAGCCCCGTTGGTCGTGGTCATCCATGTGGCAAGCCCGAAGTACTGGATTGCCGCAGCGCCGCCGCAAAGGCTGGCCACCACCGTCGAGATCAAAGCGACTGCCCATTCACCGCGATTCTTCGGCAGCGTCATCACCATCACCACAATCGTCGCAAGCACGCTCGCACCTCCCGCCACGGCGGCCGGGCCGCCCAAGGCTTTGAAAGCCGCGGCACCCGCTGCCCCTGCTGCTGCGCTGCCGCTTATCGGTTCGGACATTCAGACCCCCAGAAATGAAAAAGCCCGCTCATGGCGGGCTAAGTGTTGGAATTTTGTTGCGTTGCAGTGCGGTTACAATCACGACCCGGGGAAAACCCCATGCAGCGCCATGGCAATTTGCCGAGCGCGCACGATATTGACTCGCGACTGGGCCTAGCGCCCGCTCCACATGAAAAACGAAAATCTAGCCTTCGTGCAGGCACTGCGCGGGGTTGCTGCTCTGATGGTGGTGCTTCTGCACGTTTTGCAACTGCAAGCACTTCCTGCTGGTGAAAACGGCCTATTCCAATGGTTGGTAGGCAGTGGGAGCGCCGGGGTCCCTATGTTCTTCATCATCAGCGGCTTCATCATGGTCTACTCGACCAGAGACGTAAATCCTGGCGCCAAATCTGCGTTCACTTTTGCCGTGAAACGCTTTTCCCGAATTTGGCCCACGTACGTCGTGCTAACGATCGCATTCTGGGTAATTGTCAAACTTGCGGATCGGACGATCGGGGCCACGTTCCCATACTCGTTTGGAGATGTCATCCGATCTCTGGCCTTCGTGCCACTCGGCCTCGATTCGCAGCCCGCACCTATCTTAGGTGGGTCCGTCCTTCATCCAGGATGGTCTCTCAATTACGAGATGTATTTCTATCTGCTGCTGACCGTCTGTATGCTTTTTGGGCGTTTTATGTGGCCTCTCGCCCTACTCATCCTGTGCGCAACACTGGTCGGCATACCAATCATGCACGGGCAAATGCCCGAGCTCGACATGTCGGCAAAATACGGATTCACCTCATATCTCGCACTTGTCTCGTCGCCGCTCATTTGGGAATTTGCTGCCGGGGTCGTAATCGGGCTGCTTTATCTTTCCAAGTTCAAAATCGAAAACAAGGGATTGGCAGTCTTTCTGTGCTTCTTTAGCTCGGCTGTCGTCGTTTGGGTTTTGCTATCCAAAGTGGCATGGGGAATGGGGGTGAACGGCTGGGGATGGTCTCTCATTCTCATGTTCCTCTGCTTCGCTATCTCCAGCAAAACCATCAGCATTCCAGCACCTAAGCCACTGGTTTGGCTGGGTAACATCTCCTATTCCCTCTATCTGGTTCACCCGTTCTTCATCAAGCCGGTTTTCGACATTGGATGGGAAACACCCTACCGGGAAGGCTTGCGTGACCCTAGCTTTGCGCTAGTAGTGGTGGCGGCGTCCATTGGTGCGGCAGCTCTATCTCGGAAATACCTAGAGCTTGGACTAAGCGATTACCTACGCTCGAAAATACTGGCCATTGCCAACATCTCGCGCCCGGAATCGAAGGCGGCAGGAGCCGCGTAAGCCGCTTCGAATTCAGTCCCAGGTGATGGACAGAGCGACCTGTGGATCGGTGGCCGCGCCGATCTTGTCAATCAGGCTCGCACACTTTCGCTGTCGCAAGAGTCGGAAGGCAAGCCAGTCTGCATTCACCTGTTGAACTTGGGCGGCCGTGTGGTCAGGAAGCGACCAAGCAGCCCCACTCGCGCACCAAAGCTGCGTCGCCCAAGTCGCAGATTGGCCCAAAGACGCTAACGCTGCATTGAGCAAATTGCGCTGGTCATTGTCGTTGGAGCCGTACGTGCAAACACTGCCAAGCGCGGATGACGTGAATCCTCCGATGAGGTCGGCAGCGCAGGCTGATTTGATCTTGGCTATCTGCACGGCCTGCGCCTGCGCCAAAGTCATCGGCAATGCCACAGAGAACTTCAAGCCGTCATAGCCCCATCCAGCAGATGGAGGCGGTTGGACATTCGTCACATCAATCAGTTTTGCGACGAAGTCGGGCGAGAAACGGCTTTCTACCGTAATTTCGTCCCCCTCATCGTCGCACAGCGGCGTGATGAGTTCGAGCACAACGCCGCTCTCGATGTATGCGTAGGTTTTCACTATGCATACTCCCACACCACGACTGCCCCGCCGGTGCCAGCAGAGCCGACAACCGCAGCAGATGAAGAGCCAAGGAACACCCCATCAGCGCCTTTGCCGCGCAGCGATCCAGGCATCGGGGAGGGAGGTGAATACTGTCCTGCTGCAATGTTTGCGGATGCCTGAAGCGCGCCGTTTGGCTGAATCACCGTAGACACCAAGATGCCAGACCCCGATGGGAGCGAAGCGGCTGAACCACTCGACGCATTGCCCGTTGTGGCCGAAGCACTACCGAACGGCGAACCGCCACCGCCAGGGCAAGTCAGCAACGCACCGAAACTCGTTGTACCACCCGCGCCGCCTGCTGTGCTGGTAGTGCCGGCCGTGCCCCCCGACCCAATGGTCACCGTGACACCAGAGAATGACGATGTGTAACGAGCTTTGGCGTACGAACCCGGGGCCCCCGGTCCGCTGATACCGCTCTGCGTGGACGAAGTAGCCGGAACGCCGCCCGAGCCCCCGCCGCCGCCAACTGCCTCCACGACGACCGAAGTTGTTCCCGACGTTGGCGTGTAAGTGCCGGACGAGGTCAAGACCTGCACGTTGAGAAGCCGCCCCGTCGCCTGTCCGAGTTGCATCGCGTGCTGGCTCTGCGTCGCCGGGGCGACTTGCTGTGTTCCGCCGGTGCACTCCATGACAACCCAAGCGCCGTTGCCGCCATTGACGTTGCTGGCTACCACGTACATGAGGCATGCAACGCCCTTCTGGGGCAGTTCATTACCCTGCAGTGGCTGCAAACCAAGCCCCACGATCGGCTTCGTTCCTAGGCCGTCCACATTGAGCGTGGAGGCGCCGGTATTGGTGTTGGCGATCGCTACGTCGATCGTGAGCCCCGACACCGTCGGATATGCCGTCAACGCTGCGGCGTTGGAAACGACATAGGCGTTTGCCGTGCCAGTATCAGTAAGGACCGGATTCTGGCGAGCGATCACCGAAATGGCCGTCGTCAAATTGGCCAGCAACGTTGCAGTAGTACCATCATCGACGGCAGGCTGCCCAGCATTGTTGTTGATCAACTGCGCCAGGACAGCAGCCATGATGCTCGATTGGCGCCATGTCTTGTTCAGTGCGGCCGATTGCGCCACGCCGGACTGATAGCCCGTGGCGATTGCGTTAAGCGCCGCGTACTGCGATTGCGTGAGTACATTTGCGCCGCCGCCAGTAGCGAACGGCAGGAAGTCGTTTTGCAGGGCCAATTGGGGCTCCAGAAAATGAAAAAGCCGCCCGAAGGCGGCTTGTTGCGATGCAGTGTTGAATCAGGCGGCTACAGCCCAAGAGCCTGTGTCGAAGCCTCCGACGTACTGGTTCTGCACGTCGAACCCAAACAGTGGCGTGTTGTTGGCAGAGGGAACCAAATACGTCGCGCGTACCCCTTCCGGTTTCAGCGGCAGATACCCACCAGATAACAAAGCTCGCAACAGAGCGCTCGGTATGGCGCCAGAAACGCCCACCGTCATCGTCATGTCCTGGTTGTCCTGGATGAAGATGTAGCTTCCGGAACCACTGAATAGGTTGGCGTACGCGGCTGCCGCGCCCGGGATAGTGCCGTCCCAACTGTTGGCTGCGATCTTGGCGCGGATGAGCGTCCTGAACGTTGCGTCGTCCAGCGATGTAAGTCCTGTGCTCGGGTCGAACGGCCCCTGCCAGTTGCCTTGGTCGAACCCAAGGCCAGCTGTGTCCAATGAAAAGTAGACGTTCAGCGGCGTTTTGACCTGTCGCTTGATACCAGCCCACAGCCCAACAGAGTCCAGCTGAACGCCGACAGCTTGGTCGAGGTCAAATGCCGCAGGAATCGACTGCGCGACGTTGATCTGATCGGCGAAGCATTGAGCGACAATCGCCATCATCACCATGAACTTCGGCTTGTCTGCGTGCTCCGTGGTGATGAGCGCGGTGTAATCTGCGGCCTGCGCCATATCAGGTCACCGTGATCGTTACGGCAGACGATGGGGTCAAAATCTGCCCTGCATGGTTGAAAGCCAGTGGCACGTCTGGTGTGCCCGCACCGCCCGGACCGCTCAACGCGAAGGCGGTGATGCGGAACGTATTGCTGCCCGCTACGGACTTCGCTGCCGAGAGCGCCGAATCCCACTCCACGGTGCCGCCAGGCGCCCCACCGATCGCTACCGCGTTCACGTAGGCTGCTACTGCGGCCTGGATGGCTGCACCGATAGAGGTTGTGTACCCGGCCAGAGCCTTGAGCGTGATCGCGCACGTAATCGCGTCATATGTCGGGCGATAGAAGCTGATCGGGTGGGCGATGCCGTAGGCGTCCGTAACCGAGACGGTCGTCGTGCCATACGTGCCTGTCCCGGGCGTCTTTTTCGCCGCAATGGCCTGGGCGATGGCAGTTGCGTCGCCACCCTCGACGACCAGATAGATGTTGTTGCCAGGGATGCCGTTGGCGTCCGCCACCTTCGTGTCGTTCTCGTACGGAGTCACTCGCGTGACCCCTGGCACAGCCCAGACCGCGCCGACGGTGCCCTCAAGCACGGTGCGCGACGGCAGCGCCGTCGACACCGCTTGCCGCGCTTTCAGCTGAGAATCGGTTTCGACAGGTGCGCCGGCGGCCGCCGCGTTCAAGTTCGTCACCGACTGCCAACCTAGCGTCGGTGTTGCGATCTGGTTCACAGTGCCGATGCCGGCCTGTACAGCACCGGCTGTCTGGCATGTCGCCGTGACAGTAATGGTGCCGCTCGGCGGAATCGTCACGCTGGCGGGCAAGTTCCACTTGTTGCCGTTTGCGTCCTGCGTCACGCCATTGGTGATCACGGTCCCAGCAACACCCACTATCACCTGATCAACCGTCGAGTTCGTCGGTGTGTTGCGCTTCAGTCCGTTGATTTTGACTACGCTCGACAGATTCGCATTTTGCGCAGTAGCTGGAGAAAAAGCGTTGTACGCGGCGATGATGGAGGAGTTTAGGTCATTGATCGGCGTCGCGATGCCGGCAGACAGGAACTGATAGTCTTGAGAGTCGTTGCCGAGATAGGCGTCGGAACCATAGATTCCCTGGTACTTCTCAATGACGTACTGCAGAACATCCGAAAACGCAGGGGCGCGGATGCCAGACGCGTCGATTACCGGCGCGACAGTGGTAATGGTCATAGCGAAGTCGAGAAAGTGGTTTGTCCGTACTGCGTGTCAATCGTCGCCGTGACCGTGAGAACCCGCGCCTGTGAATCAATCGAGCTCGAATAGCTGACGATCTCGGTCACGCCCTGCGTTCCCAGAATGCGGTCCCTGATCGCTGCGTCGTACTGATCTTTCGTGTACTTGCCAAGCACCTGCGTGTTCCAAGGCGTGCCATCGGTGACATCAAGGAACCATTCGCCTAGCGTCAGCCGGAGCCGCGTTTGCACCGCCTGCGCAACTGCCTCGGCTTGGTCCCGGTAGAAGTCGCCCTGCTGATGGCCCCACGTGTAGTCGCCGTTGGCGTCGAGCTTTCGGTAGCGCATTAGAGTGGTGTTCCAGTATTGCCAGAGCCGGTTGTGACGCCGCTGTGCCTGTGCGTTTCATCGATCCGGTGGCCGTTCGCGCTCACCTGACCGGTGAACTGCGTATTGCCGTTGATGGCACACGCCATGGGAGCACCACCAACGTTCTGGACCGCAATCGCACCGGTCACGGTAAGCGTAGGCGTCGTCAGCTTCATCCCGCCCGGCGCAACACAGTTGACGATTTTCCCTGCTGGATCCACTTCAACATACGTCGATCCGTCATTGCTCCTCAGTTGCGCCGTGCTGGTGCTGATCCCGCTGATCTTTGTCGCCTGCGAGAAAAATCCTACGAACGCGAAGCCGTCACTCAGGTCGTGGATGCGAGGATCGATCGGCGCTTGTACGCCGCCAGACTGCCACCACCCGTCGATGCAGCGCGCGGCAAACACCACCAGGCACTCATCGCCCTTCGTGACCGGAAACGTCAGAGTGCAGCCACCGCCACGCGGGAAGTGCACCGGCACGTCCACCAGCAGCGGCAGGTTCACAAACTGCGCGCTCCCGTCTGGTGCGTGCACGATCCCCTTGATGGCTAACTGCACCGTGGCCGTGATCGCGCCAGCGTTAAACGACTGGATGATCCCCGGCATCGAGGTCCAGAGGCCAGAGCGCAAACCATCAAGAGCCACGCGTAGCGCTTCCTCGGGGTCGTCCCAACGTTCTCGGCTATCCACTTGTCACCGCGTTTGTGTAGGTCGACGTCAGCGGGGCCGTTCCATTCACGCCCGCGCAGATCATCTCGCTGTAGAAATCCTGGCCTCGTGTATCGCCCGATTGGGCCAGCGCGTAGACCTTGTAGAACCCGTCATCGTCCAGACTCGGGAAATAGTTCAGCGCTGTGTAGTCGGTGCTCAGCGCCGCCTGCTGGATGCTCGAGTTGTTGATCTGAACCCGCGTCCCGGGCTTGATGTTCGGGTTCAATAGCGACTTGACGATGATGCCGTCCACCGTCTGAACCGGGTTACCGATCAAGCCGGTGGCGGACGTCAGGACGATCGCCTCGCCGGGCACGAAACCATTGATGGGCACCATTTGAAGCTGCCCATTCTGCACGGACCAATGTGTGCCGCTGGCGCCGGCCAGTTGTCGCATGTAGTCCCGCGTCATGCCGTAGCACACCTTCCCGCGCGGCATCTTCGTCGGTGCGAAAGCAGGAGTGAAGCCCGCCGCGATGCCGTACTGCGCCATAGATTGGAGCAGCGCTCGGTGGTAATCCGACTGTGACCAGCCAGCGGCCAATGTTGTGTTGGCCACCGACCAGTTGTAGGCCTCGTCTCCATCAGCCGCGATCAGGTCAATGAAGGTGGTTGTCGCGTTCTCGCGACCCTTGCGCACTTGTTTGATCGCGCCCGAGAAAATCAGCCCGAAGTTATCGCCATATCCCGCCTGCAGGAAGACCTGTTTGAATTCCTTCTGGATGCTCTTGGCCGTGGCGTCCTTCACGTTGTACACGCGGATCGTCGTGTGCTTCGGGCTCTGCGTGGTGGCGCTGAAGATCCGGAACGAGACATGTAGCTCCGACAGATCAAGGCCTTTCCCCGTCGCATCTCCCACGATCAGGCTGACACGGCGAATCCACTGTTGCGTCATGAGGGAATCACGCAGTAGAGATGGGATTCCGTTCCCAGGTTGGTGAATGTGGGCGGCGCGTCAGCCGCGTCGGTCTGCACCCAGAGTTCGAAACCGAACGCCATGTAGCCGTACTGGGCCAGCAGATCAACGCCCGTGACCAGAGGTACGCCCGACAGAAGCGGGTTTCCGCTCACGTCTGCGATGTCGAGAAACCATCCGCCGGCAGCGTCCCGCCATGCCAGCGAGAACTGATACTCGACGCCGACCAGCGTGATGTTGAAGTTCTTTGGCTGCGGTGTCAGCGGAATTTCGAAGGTCTGCATCAGTTCGCCAGTCGGTAAAGCACGCTTGTGTTAGTCGCCTGCGGCTGCTTGGTTCCTGCGTTCACCGCCTGCCCTGTCTTCTGTGGCATCGCCTGGTTTTCAGCCGGCACGAGTTGCGTCGTGGTCGTCTGAACGATGATCACCTCGCGGCAGTGCAGCGTCGCGACGCAGGCGTTCTCGGTCTTCGCGTCCGTCGTCACGTCGAGCGACTGGATCAGCATGTTCTGGTACTTGCGCTTTCCGGTCGAGATGCTGAACAACTCGCGCATCTTCTGGAGTTTCAGCAGGCGCTCATATGCATATGACGAGTAGTTGCCAAACTGCAGCGACGTGATCGACGCGATGCTGCTATTTGTCCAGCCGATCGTGATCGTCAGTTCCGAAGGCTTCTTGTAAGCGTGGTCTGAGATCTGAGCGCCCTGCTCGACTGGGTGGTCCGTAATGACCAGCTCATCGTGGTGGTGCTCCTCCAGCGTGATGTACGCGCTGAAGGTGCCCAACGACGAATTGATCGCACGCTTCGGCATGAAGATGGCGCTAATCAGGTCCGCGCCGGCTACTGCCGCCACCGCGATCCCGCTTGTGACGAGACTGGTCATTGAGCTGCCGTCCTCATGTTGCGCACCAGCCGCTGGTTCACGCCGTTTTGGGCCTGCGAAACCGCCTGCGCCGTCGCCTGCGGATCACCGCTGCCTGTAACGTGAATCGTCGTTTCCTGCGTCAAATTGACCGGTGCGGCGCCCACACCTTGACCTGCATTCGCGCGCACAGCGGAAGCTGACGCGAGCTGCTCGGTGCTGTACGGGTTGCGACCGTTTTCCACCTTGATGATCGCGTCCATCAGGCCCTGCATGACACGCGGGTCGTTGACGTTCAACGTCGAGTTGGCATCCACTCCAAGCCGCTTCGACACGCTCTCGATATACGCCTGAGTGTTGTTCTCGCTGGGAGGCGCGAACTTCGAGATGATGGCGCGCACGCTGTTGATGCCGCGCTGCGCATACAGCCGAAGTTGGCTAGCCAGTGCCATCAGCCCGTCTTCCGCCGTCTGGAAAACGGCGAAGCGACCGTTCGGCCCGGCCTCGCGCGTAGCGCCGGCTTGCCCGACGTAGTTCAAATTGCCGGGGTTGTTGTTGCGGATGCCGCGTGGCTGACGAGCGGTACCGCCCGAGGCAGCTGGGGCCGGCTGCCCCGCTGCAGGCGGCGCCGCTGGCGCCGCAGGAGATCCCTGCGGCGGCGCTGCATCCGGTGCTGCTGGTGTTTCAGGCTGGCCGTAGGGCTTTCCCTCGCCGGCCAGAAACTCGCCTACAGCGAACTTCAGGCGCTTCCAGTCGCGATGCCAGATCGCATTGATGGCGTCGACCGCAGCGATGGCTCGATACATCATGTCCGACAGGAGATCCTTCAGCCATCGGATGCCGGCGCCTGCCGCCTTGATTCCGGGTTCCCACTGCGACCAGTCGATCAGGCTCTTGCCGCCTTCCTTCCAGACCTTGTAATCGTCGTAGAGGGCCAGGATCGCGGTGCCGAGCGCCACGATTCGGCCGATCGGCGTGGCTAAGAAGCCGGCAGATAGCAGCTTCCAGGCGACACCCAGCGCTGCGACGGTCTCAATGATGGTCTTGACGGTGCCATCGAGCCCATTGAACCAGTCGACCACAGCGCCAATGGCCTGCATTCCGCGCAGAGCCAGAGTGCTCACCACATCCGCCACCAGCAAGACGCCGCGCGCCACCTTCTCGACGATCCCAGCGACACGGCCAAAGTTGTCGACCACGCCATCACGGAAGCGATGCAGATCGCCAGCGAGTTTGCCCGTCAGGGTGCTGGCTACCTTCTGACCGAGAATCACGAACGCCGCGCCCAGCGAGCGCACTTCATTCATGAACTCGTGCGACGATTTTGCCGCTTCCTGCGAGTCCATGCCGGCCTTGGCCAGCATTTCCCGGTACTCCTCGCTGAACTGCCCCATGCCCTCGCGCATGGCCATCAGCGTCTTTTCGTCGATGCCCAGCGCCTGCGCATAGGCATTCGACAGGTAATACGGCATCTGCGCAAAGCGCGCGCCGAGATCGCCCATGATCTCGGTCGTGTCGCGCAGCGCCCCATTGGCGTCCCGCGTTTGCACGCCAATGCTATGCAGCAGCCCTTCGGAGCCAGGGCTGTTCCGCATGAAGCGCGCCAGGTTCTCCAGGGAACCTCGAGCAGCCTCTGCCGTGGAGCCCATCTGGCCAGCCGCGAAGCCCAGCGCTTGGATGTTCTCGACGGTGGCCTTGGTGCGCAGCGAAGCGAAATACAGACCCTCCATCTGGTCTGCGATCTTCGCAACGCCGGCCACTACGGCTGCCGCAGTTGTCGCCACGGCGGCGCCGAGCTTAACAACCTTCACGGTCGCATTCTCAACGCCGTCGACGAAGCGCTTCTGCCCCGCCTCGTCAACCTTGAACCCAAGGCCGACCAGAAACTCGCGGATAGTATCGACGTTACTGGGCATTTTTCTGCTCTGCGATCCTGTGGGCGATTTGGGCGTTCTCGGCTTTGACGTCAAGCGCTTCGTTCATAAGCGCAATGTCAGCGAGGTCAACGGTGCCGTCCTTGAGGCTCTCGTACCGGCACATTCCGCTCACGACGGGCCGCATCAGCCAATCCTGCCCATCAGGCAGCGTTGCCCACGCTATGCCGTCGGGTTCGTCGGTTGAGCGTTCGCGAGGAACCCGGACAAGAAAGGGCCCAGGCTGTGCCAGATGACTTTCGCGACGAGTTGGACGGTGGCGCCCAGATCGATGTCATCGAACATCAGGCCGGCGCCCGGGCTGTACACCGGCGCCCAGTTGTTCATCCGGTTGATCTGCACCACGGACAGGCACGTGTTCAGCACGTACTCGAAGTCAGCGTCCGGCATGTCGGCCAGAGCCTGCGTCAACGGCTCGACGGCAGCCGCAACGGCCGTCAGGTCGTCCGCCGGCGCGCCATCCTTGGCGGACTTGGTGAACTGTAGGAACACCGGAAGCAGCTTAGGAAGCACCGGGCCGACCTTGCGGGACACGTGCAACTGCTTGAACGTGTCCAACTTGGCCGCCCGGTACATCTGGCCGCCGATCTCAAATTCGATCGTCTGCATCTACGGCTCCGATCAGTAGGTGCCCAGCACCGAGTCGATCTTCACAGCGTCGAAGACCCACGACACGATGTCGCCATCCTTGGCGTACTTCAGGTCTGGCTTCTTCTTGAACGCGCATTCGCGACCGACGTGCAGGTCTGCCGCGGCTGTGTTCGTGACCGTGATGATGTTCTTGCCCCACAGCGACGCGCTGATGGCCTGTGCGTCATACATGGCCATCAGTTTCTGGTTCTGCGGGCTGGTCTTGAGAAGCCGAATGGTGATCTGGCCGGACTTGTCGGCATGCAGGCTGTGCATGCCCTCGCCGTCCGAGCCCACCGTCATGGTGTTCTTGTCGCCGGCGGCATTGACATCGACACCCTCCTCGGCCACAGCATTGCCGTAGCCGAGGGAGATCGAGCCAGTCGGACCGACGAGCGAGACCGAAACGTCTTTGAAGCTATACGCGGGCATGGTTCACCTTATCGTTGGACGTTGACGGTCAGCGAGATCGAATGGATCGCGCCAGCCTCAAGGGCTGCGACCTGGAATGGCACCGACTTGCGCGCCTGACGATCCGACAGCGATTGCGACGAGATCGGCGGCGTGTACACGTAGTAGCCCTTGGAAAGCGTGTCGCCCTGGTTCAGCGCACCGAAGCCGGCTTGTTGCCACACACCTGCAGCCAGATAGCCGTTGTTGACAGCGGCGGCGCAGGACGATTCGATCGTCGCGGCAAGCACCTGATTGCCGGCATCGGTCTGCGGGATCTTCGTCGGGCTCGTGTAGAGCGCGTTGTACAGGTCGGTCTGCACGCGATTGCGGAACCAGATCGCGTTGTAGATCGAGTCGATGAAGATGCCGCTCGGCGTGATGCCGTTCTGGATGATCGCCGTGCTGTTGTCGTAGTTGACGTAGTAGTTGTAGTTCTTGCCGTCCAGTGCGTTCGCCTGGGTCGTGTTGATCGACTCGGCGACTACACCCGGCTCCGTCTTGTACATCAGCGTGATGGTCGTCCGGTTGCCGTTGAAGTTCACGGTCAACAGGCGGCCCAGCATCGACGTCACAGCGTACGGGCTGGTGCTCGACCACTGCGCGAAGCTGTACTTGTAGCCCAGCTGCTTGAGCAGATAGCCGATGTCGGTCGTCTGCGTCGCGTCCACCGCGGCGGCTTCCTGCGACGTGATGCCGTACAGGTGAGCCTGATCCGCTTCGACGTATGCAGCCACGGCCAGATGCTGGTTGTTCGTGACGGTCGAGTCGGCGAACGAGATACCCAGGAACTGGCGGCCGAAGTTCGACACCATCGCGGCGACCGCATCTACCGGCTGCTCAGCTGCAACGCCGTTCACCGGCGCCGAGGCGACGCCCGACGTCAAGCCCAACAGCGCCGAGACGTCCGTGCCGGAACCGGGCGCCGTGGCATATGTAATCGAAGAGGCATTCACGCCGCCGGACAGCGTTGCGCCGGACACAGTGATGTTGGTCGACGACTTGGCCAGCGTGAAGCTGTTGCCGGCGGTGCCAACGGACGCGTACGTTACCGACACAACGCCCAGCGCGGTCGAGTACTTGCACTTGCTGATGTTGACGTCGGCCGACGCTTGCAGGAATGCCTGCAGGTTCGCTGCGGTCTGCGCGGCGGTCGTACCGATCAACACCTGATTGCCGGTCGGCGCGGAACTCACGAATGTGACTGCGGTACCGCCCACCGTCACCGTGTCGTTCGCAGCCGGATTGCCGGTCAGCGAAATCGATCCGCTAGCAGCAGTGCCGGCGCCAGTCGTGGCGCTGGTGATCTCGAACCGGCTGTAGTTGGCGTTCCACACGCACGAGCCGGCAGCGCCAAGCGCCGTCGAGATGACCGACGCCACGCCGTTCAGGTTGGTCTGTGCGGTGAAATCCAGTGCAGTCACCGACTTGACCACGCCGTCGATGGTGATGCTGAACGCGCCATTCGAGATGACCGTCCAGTTGGCCATGGCCTGCGCGGCGGCAGCGATCAGGCCGCCCTTCAGCTTGGCGGCAGTGGCCGTCTTCGCCCAACGGCCTACCAGCAGCGACTGCGGCTGCGGCACTTGGTTGAAGTACAGGGCCGCAGCGAGATACTCGGGCGCCGTCAGGCCAAAGTCCGTGCCCACGGCGGCCGCCGACGCGTACGCGCGGAAGCGCTCGCCCGTGTCGATGACCGACGATGCGCCCAGGATCAGGCCGGTGTTCAGGTTCGCACCCTGCGCGGCCTGGGGCGACATGTTGATCGATACGTTGATGAGCCGCGAGACCGGCAAGGTGTTCGGCATGGACCGCTCCAATGAAAAAGGCCCGCACTCGGCGGGCCTGTCGAAAGGGGTGATTCGGGATTACTGCGTAACGCTGACTGGCGTTGTCACTGCTGGCGTCTTGATCGTCGCGCCCGCAGAGAGGATGTTGAGAACCGGGTAAGTGCGCGAGATCTTCCGGCGGAAGATCAGCGTCACGTCATACCGGCGAATCCACTGCTGGTTCACCAGTTCCGGAACCGCGCGCATATCGCCCTCGCTGACCGACTGGATGTCGTTGGTTTTGATCTGCTCCAGGTTCTGCGGGATCGCCAGCCCGTCGAGCAGCAGCTGCGCGTACTGCATCGAGTTCGGCCCGTAAAACGTGGCCAGAACGTCGATCGTTTGATGCCGGATGTATGTGTCCGAGCCGTTGCCGGTTGGGTCATGCGCAATCACGGGGCCGGCGTCCAGTGGCTGCGCTGATATGCCAAGCGCGCACCAATTCACATTGGGCTCCGGCTGCTTCGGCACCGTCGGCTGCCAGCGCGGCCGCACCATCGGACCCGGCAGGCCCGTCACGCCTACGATCAGCTGCTGGAACACCGCGTCGAGCGCGGCATCCTCCAGCGGGGGCGTCGCGACAGCTGGGGCAAGGTATCCGCCGGTCGAGCTGTCGTTCATTGCTTACCCCGAGAGTTGCTTCATGGTGCACGTCGCTGCGACGAAGCCGCGGCCATACGTGCTGTAGTCATTCACGTTCGTCACCGTCCACTGCAGCCCCTGCCAGTTCACGACGTCTGCGTCGTAGCCAGCCTGACCGGCAATCAGCTTGAACGGCGTGTGGATGGTGATTGTGTCCTCTATGTGCGCGCCTTCTGCGACGCGCTGGAGGATCGAACCGTTCAGGCTGGTCACAACGCCGAAAAATCCGGTCGTCGTGGGCGTATCCACAGCAATGCCGCCGTCGGTAACTGTCTGCACATTGCGCGTGACGCTCAGCGTCGTATCCAGAAAATCCGGATCGAGCAATACGTCCGTGACGTCAAGAAACGGCATTACTTATCCCTCACCACATAGGTGATTGCCTGACGGTACTGGCCGGTATCGATGAGCGGCTTCGCGTTGCTATTGTCCGGCGCGTTGCCGGCGGCACGGCTGGCCAGCTCTTTCGCTGCGCCAGATCGGCCGCGCCGGGCGCGCGCGCGAAGCGTTGCTTCCGCCAGCGGCACAAACGGACCTTCGGTGATCTTCGCCCGCACCGCGTTCTGGCCGATGATCCCGGCCTTGTTCAGCGATTTGGTGACGCCAGCAGCTTGCCCCGACAACGCCGCGGCAACGCCGCCGCCCAAGGCATCAGCGATGGGCGCTTGCGCATCCTTGATCCCAGGCACGAGATGAGGCCGCGCCGGGATGTTGTTCACGGGCGAACCGGTCTCCATGATGTAGCCGATCGCCGCGTTGTTGATCGGCTCGCCTTCTTTGCGCTCGCCGCGCGACTCGGGCACGCCGACAAGCACCTCTTTGGCCGCTAGGTCTGCAATCGACTTGATGACCGCGCCCAGCTTATCGACGGTCATCTTGACGGTCATAGCTGCATGCCTCCGGCACCCATGGCGCGGGCGATGGTCATGAACCGGACGCCGTATGTCGTGAGGTTCCAGAATCCGGCATCGGACAACGCGACGGCGCCCGTGTCGTAGGACACCGATACCTTGTCGACGGACTTGGATGCGGTCGGGCCCTTGACCTCGCCGGGCGCCCCGCCTACCGCTGCCGCGGCCTGGTCGCGTTGCCCCAAAACCAGGTGATGAGCCGTGACGAGTGCAACGCCCAGGTCCGTCAGAACGCCCCAGCGATCCGGATTCACAAACGACACAGCAATGCCCATCCAGAATGTGATGGATGCATCGGTGTACTTCGTCGGGTCCGTGAACTCGGGGAAGTCGGTGCGAAAGTCGGTTGGCGTCATGGTCGGCTGGGAGATGCCCCGAAGGGCATCTTACCCCTTACTTCTTGTTGGGCTGCTTTGCGTCCAGCGCCTTCTCGCGCTCAGACAACTCGACCTCGCGCTTGTCCAGCGCCTTCTCGCGCTCAGCAAGCTTGTCAGCCAATTCCTGCAGACCCTTGGCTTTCGCGTCCAGTTCGGCCAGCAGCTCGTCGGCCGCTGCAGCCGATTCCGGGTCGGCGGCCGGCTCTTCGCCGGTGTGAGCCTTGACGAACCAGTGCTCGGCGATTTCCTTGTCGACAGTGTGATTGCCGACCGGAAAATCGTGCAACTCGCCTTCGTGCTGCAGCTTGAACGCCTTCTTGACGTAGATCTTCGGCATGCTGCTCTCCTCAGATCCCGTCGCGATAGCCGATCAGCTCGGGGTACACCACCTCAACCACACCGAGGCGGCCAAAGTAGGTCGTGAGCTGGCGGATGTCGCGATATTCGAGCGGCGTGCGCTGCAGCGGCACCATGGGGAAGCGGACTTTGTCCTGTTCCTTGGTGTACGCCATCATGCGGTCGGCGCTCGCGGTGCCGCGCTGATACAGCCACTTCAGCGGCTGGATGTTCAGCGGACGGCCGTTGATCGAGTTCGAGATCGTGTTCTGCTTCAGGTACTCCAGGACGCTGATGTTGCCAGCGCTGGAAACCTTCATGCTCACGATTGCGCCGAACTTCGCCGGCGGCAGACGCAGCTCGGACGGGCAGTAGGCGTAGCCCGAGGCCGCCCAAACGCTGGTGAGCAGTTCGTTCACGTCAGCCAGGATTTGATCCGGCGTTGCCGTGCCCCAACCACCGGTGACCGCATTCGTCACGTTGGTGACCAGGGTGTTGTTGACCAGACCCGTCACGCCCAGCACGGAGTCACCGATGTAGACCTGCTCATCGACATCCATGTTGTGCTTGAGCTGCATACCGGCGAACTTCTGCTGATCCACCGGGCGGCCCAACTTCTGAGCCGACTCCAGTTCCGGGATCGTCCACCCGATCTGCATGCCCCAGAGGGTCAGCGGGTTGGCCGTCTTGCCGATGTCCAGCGCGATGCCGGCAATGGCATTGGCATCCTTGCCGATCCAGCTCTTGCCGTTGGGCGATGCACCACCAGCAGCGGCAAAGCTCGAGTTCGTGAACGACGAGGTTTCGTCAGCGATCGACACGTCTTCGCGAAGGTCGATGTCGCGCGACCACGTGACCGATGCCAGCGGCATGTGCAGCGTCTGATCGAGGCGTTCCAACTCGCCGATCAGGAACGAACCGGTGCTGTCGATCGTACGGCTATCGAACGTCAGCATGTTGTCGCGCGTGCGCGCGCGGATGATGGCGGGAGCGGCTACAACGCCAGCCGCACGCGCCAGAAGCGATTTCTCGAATTTGCTCATTTCGTTTCCTATGGGCGTAAAAAAACCCGCCGAAGCGGGCTTTCTCGTGGGTTGGTCTGGCGTTACAGGTTGAACTCGATTTCGACGTTGCCGCTGGCGTCACCGGCATTGCGGAAGGCCGCGCCGGCCATGACGACAGTGTTGGTGCCGTCGGCCGCGGCTTCGATGCCGCCGATCACCTTGGCACCGGACGCTGCTGCCACACGGACATAAACCGTGCCGCCGTCGGCAGGGGTGCCGGCGTTGCACTGCACGGTCATGTAACCGCGGCGCATCACGTTGCCCACACCGCTGGTCGGTGGGGTCGAAGTGCCAAGGGGGTCTTGGCTTGCGCCGGTCGGGTACGGGCGCACCAGCAGGCCGATGATCACGGTTGCGGCGTCGCCAGAAGCCACCGGACGGATCTTGCCGCCGACCTTTTTGACCGGAATGCCGTACGACGCGAACGGGAAGCTCGAGTCGAAAAAGCCGGATTCGATGGTGGCTTGCGACGGACGCGAGACATCACCGGGAATGCCCGAAGGCATGCGATACAGGTATGCGTTGCCCATGTACGGGACTCCTTAGTTGGTGGAACCTTGGCGGTCCCAGTATTTACGGTTCGCAGCGTTGATGTCGGCCACGGTGCGGGCCTTGCCGAAATCCTTCGTGGTGATGCCCGCTTTCGCGGCGGCGCCGTTGTTTTGCGCCTTGATCATCTCGCTGGCGCCCATGAACGCCGCATGCACCAAGGCTGCCGGCAGCTTCTCGAAGTCAGCGGTCAGGCCGCCGAGGAACGGCGCGATTGCGGCACGGCCAGCATCCGTTTTGAATGCCAGGTCAAGCGCTTTGCGCTGGCACTTGCACAGCGCTGCGGCGCGATCAGCGGTTGCCATCTTGGCGTCCAGCGTCGGCAGCTTGATGCCAGGGGAGAGAATTTCCGCGCGCGACGGGATGCTGGCAGCTGCGTCACCGGTGTACAGATCGACTTCGGACTGGTTCAGCTTGCCGGCGGTCTCGGCCTCGATGAGGGTGTCGTCGGTCGGCTTCTTTTTGTCGTCCTCTTCTTCCTCTTCGTCCGGCTCGTTCTCGGCGTCTCGGGCCTCAATCTTGGCCATACGAGCGTCCAGCGCTTTCACGGTCTTGAGAATCTGCGTCAGGGCATCACCCGTCTTCGCCTCTTTCTCTTTGGCCTCGCGCTCCTTGCGCTCTTCTTCGGACTCTTCGTCCATGGCCTCGGCTTCGCTGGCCAGTTCCTCGGCCGCCTCGGCATCCTTCGCCATGAAGGCAGCACGCAGACGGTCTGCGAAGCTGCGCTTGCCCTTGGGCTTGCTGTCTTTCGTCTTCATCTCTTCGGGTTCCTTATCGCCAATGGCGCAACGCGGGCCGCAGCGGCCGCGCTCCACCAGGGCTACGTGGTTGACAACGATGTTGCGCTGTACCCCGCGCCCGGGTGATACCTGTTCGTAGTCGGCCTCGTAGCCGAGGCTGACTTCTTCGATTTGCTCTTCCTGAACTGCCTTGATGGCGTCCGGATGCTTGATCAGAAGGTCCGCGATCAGGAGGTCGTCTTCGATGCCGGTGCCGCGGCGCGGATTCAGCATCACGCCCTGCGTGAGCGCGGCGTAGTTGTCCGGCTGCACGAAGTCGTCGGGATGATCGAGCGTGGCGTCCTTGCCCATGCACGAAGCCATCGTCTCGTCGCGGAATACCTCTTCGGGCGTGCGACTGATGCGGATGAGGCCATCCGGGCCGGGCTCGACGGGCACCTCGCCGGGACCGTAGATCATCTCGCCCGTGCGCGCGACAGGAACCTCCTCGCACAGCAAGAAGCCTTCGGGCGTCAGCGAGCGCTTCGGGCCCAGCTTCTGGACGGTGTAGAAGCGCATGTGTCAATCCTCGGGAATCACTGGTTCGGGGTAGCAGCGGCAGTTCGGGAACTGGCCGGCGTGCCCGGTCATGCCGTCCAGCTCGGGCGGCTTATCCCACGCCACGAACTGGCCGTTCATCTTTCGATGCGAATCGCGCACATCACCGTCACCAGACGTCCGCCAGATGTAGCCGGACGAACCGATGTGCTCGGCGCGGGCCTGTGTCAGGGCGGTCGCTGTGCGCGTCACCTCGGTGCGTGCGATCAGGTCTGCGCGGCTCTTGGCCACCTCTCCCGATTCCTGGATCGCTTTCGAGATCTCGCGGGCTCGGCTGCCGTCCTCCAAGCCTTCAATCGTCAGCCGATGCACGCGCTCAGCCGCCTCAATCGGGATGGACTTGATCAGCCCGACCTGCTCGGCCATCAGCGCACGCATGGTCTCGCCCGTCGGCGCAGTGCGCAGTTCCATCTGGATGGACCGCGACATCGCCTGCGCCTGCTCAATCCAAGCCTGCGCGTCGCGGCGTTCCACGTCCGACAGCATCCGCGCGGCGGTGGCCTCAGCCCAAGGCGTCAGGGCCTCGGCATACCGCCGCAGCAGCTGTTCAATCGTCGGAACGACTGCGGGATCGCCAGGCGGAAAGCCATTGACCAACGCGCCCACTTGCTTTGCGACCTGCCGGAGCTGCGTCCGATACAGCCTTTCCGCGCCGTTCGTTTTCACCCGGCTTACCGCCTTCTTGCGGCGGTCGGTCGTTCGGGTCATCAGCATTGGGCAGTTCCGTTTCGGCGGCCGGCGGCGGCTCGTTCTCCGCGTCCTCGATCTGGTCGTCGGTGATGCTGGTGAATACGCCGGTGCTGTGGCTCGCATGCCGCAGCTCCTTCATAGCCGTGGACGTGTCGATCAGGCCAGCATCGAGTGCCGTCACAACCGCGTCGGTCGTCGTCTTAGCGTTGTTCGCCTTCTCGGTGTCCGACAGCTGCCAGAGTGACGTGAAGCTGTAGGCGAAGCCCTCGGGCAGCTTGGCGCCGAGTTCCGAGCGCAGCAACACATCAAAAAGCCGCGTCATCGGGCTGCGCAGGCGCCGCTCCTGCTGCTGCTTGATGTTGTCGTAGTACGTCCGCAGGTCGCTCTCGCCAGTGGAGTTCAGCCCGGCGGGGGATTGCCCAAACAGACGCACCAACGGAATCTGCAGCGCACCGGACAACTGTTGCCCGAACTGCATCAGGACGTTGTCCAGCCCTGAGAACTGGTACGAATCGACCTGCAAGTCATCTTTGGCGTCGATGAGAGTCATGCCCTCGTTCGACTGGAAGCGCCGGATCATGTCCACGTTCTTGCCGAGCGCTTCCAGCGCCGGGCCGCCCATGGCGATGATCTCGCGCAGCTGCTCGATCTTCAGCGTGCGCAGATGGGCCTTGTAGACCAGCTGCGCCGCGCCGACGGTGGTGCTGTCGAATGCCACGAGGCGATCAATCAGCCGCTCGATGACCGACTGGCCCCAAAGGTTCTCGGCGATCTTCTGCCAGTACGGCAGCTCGACGCCGTCGATCCGCAGCACACGGCTGTAGTGAATGCGCTGGCGCGGCAACGCCATGCCATCGGCCACCACATCGTAGTAGCGCGGCATGCCCATGTCCGGGCCCATCTCGGTCACCAGATCATTCAGCGTAGGCTGCACCAGCCAGCGGTCCAGAACGACCAGTCCTTTGAACTGGCCGCGACCAATGGAATCAGGGCGCAGCGGCGTGCTGGGGTTCTGTCCGTCGATCAGCATCACGGCCAGCGCGCCGCCGTACAGGCGAGCCCACTTGATCGTGTCGTTGATCCGATCCCACAGCGCCATTCGCTCGAAGCCGGCGGTCAGCTTGTCGCGATCACCCGGGTCCAACTCGGCATCAATGTCGACGCCGGCGCGAGTCATGTCATCCGCCACAACATCCACAGCTTGCCCGACCACCCACGAAGAGCGGTACATGGCTTCCATCTGCACGCGGTTGCGCGAGATGAAGTCAAAGCCGTAGTTGTACTGGCCGGCTTGGTTGTCCGTGCCCAGCCCGACGCGCGCCTCGAAGTTCTGGAAGCTGTCGCCCGCGATGTAGCGCTTTGCGCTCGCGGACAACGCCACGTTGGCCCGGTGTTGCCGGACCTCGGCTTTGCGTTGTTTGCGGTTCATTGTCCGAGCTTCGCCCAAAATTCGATTGATCGATCGCCGGGCGCGTAGCACATGACGAACGCATCGGCCAAGTTCGGTGATGGCACTGGGCCGCCCTCCCGAGTCGGCTTTGCCAAGTCCTTTTTACTTTCCACTTTCACGCGCCCGTTCTGGTCGTAGTCGCGCTTCGGCGTCGACAGTTCGTCGATCAGGCGTTCCAGATTCGGGCAGTCACTCGAAATGCTGATCAGCTGGTCATCTGAGAACGTCTCACCATTGCGGATCGCATTGAACGTGTTCCGGAATCGGTCGGCCAGCATCCACCATGCTTGCGCCTTGATGTTGGCAAACATGTCCTTGTTTTTGGTGCCGGGCTTGTACTCGCGCTCCGGCTCCCATACAGCAGCGCCGGCGTTGAACTTCGCGTACTGAACGGGATGGACGTCGCCATCTTCCCTGCGCTGCTGGTTGATTTCTTCGAACTTCGCGCCCACACCTGCGCCGACCCCGATTGAGTCGTAAGTGACAGATGCACCGCGCTCGCGTGCTGCCGCGTATGTGCGGCTGCAGCTTTTCAGCAGCTCATCCTCACCAGCCTTCCACTCATCGGCCCAAAGCACGACAGGCCCATGCGCATACACGTTCGCGCACTTGTCTGCGCCGCTGTCTGCCACGTCGAAACCGATGCGTTTCGCGCCGCTCGCCTCAAAGCCGAGCTTGAGGTGCGCATCGATCGCGGCCATGATCCACGACCGCTTAATCACCGCGCCTTCGTCGTCATCCTTCGGCACGCCCAGATAGACGTGCGCGTATTCCTCTTCGTCCTCGGCTTTAGCGGCCTCAATGACGTCAAGCATCGTCCTACTGAGAAACGGGTTCTCGTCGTAATTGATGAGACGCTTTTCGGTGCGCGGCGGTGGGTTGATGACAAACCGCTTGTAGACGAAGTCCTTTGCCAGACGGGGATTGAAGATGATCCAGATCTGCGAGCCGGCTTTGCGAATCGTCGGCTCCAGAACCTTCCATTGCTCCTCGGTCAGGTTGTGGGCTTCCTCGATCCACAGGATGTCGACGCCCTCAAGAGACTTGATCTCGTCAATGGAGCGCCACAGGCCGTAGAACAGAAATTCGCTCTCTGTCTCGCGGCCGATGATCTTGTTATCTAGGACACGGAACTTATCCCGCAGGCCAAATCTTTCGATCTGCGCCTTCAGCAGCGTGTAGACAGACTCCTCGATCTTGTTCTGGAACTGCCGCACGCACAGAACGCGCAGCTTGTAGTTGGACGCTAGGAAGGTAACGAACCCTGCTGCGTCCCAAGACTTACTTGATGCTCGACCGCCGTACAGAACCCGGATGCGAGCCGGCCGCTGCCAGAACTCCCGCAGAGCGGGGTTAAGCGTTGCGCGCCCTTCAGTTACCGCCGTAGAAGTGTTCAAGGCCGGAAGGAACCTTCCCGGTCCCGCTCTTGTTCAGCTCGTCGACCGCATCCTTGTTGGCTCGCAACAGGTTGATGCCGATCTCGCTGGATTCGTTTGCCATCTTGGTCAGCACAGCTACGCCTTTAAGTGCCTCAATGCTGCCGGGCGTCAATGGGCCTGCGTCGTCGATCTCCTCGACCTTTGCGTGAGCGATCCCAGCAAGCCGGTGCGCCGTAGCGCTTCCATACCGAGCGGCGCCAGCAAGATGCTCAGAAATCGCCTTCAGGTCATCTGCAAGTGAACGCGCGGCAATCTGTTCAGAAACGTTCAGTTTCGACAGCGCCCGCTCCGTGGCAACTATTTGATTTGCAACGGTTTTTATTTCTTCATTGCGTTTCGAAAAACGCGTTGAGATTGCCGCCTTGCTCACTCCGTATTCACGAGCCAGGGAAGCCGCAGCCTCGCCGGCCAGCAACCGCTTGCCGATCGCTTCCCATTGGGCGTCTGTCAGTTTCGATGGGCGGCCCATGGCACAAATCAATACGTGGAAAGACAACGCCCGCCGACCATATGGCCAAGCGGGCGCCGAAGGCTGCCTTTCGGGCAGCAGGAGGAGAGCACGATGAAACGGGTTGAGGGGCCGGTGCTGATCTCCGGCGTAGACTCATGTCGATTTCAGAGGCTCGTGGGTCTTTGACGCTCTCTAGCGCATCAGCCTGCGCATTCCCTCACCCAAACCGCCAGCCCGTTCGCCGGTCGGGACAAATCCCTGTTGGCGCGCTTAGCCCGTGTGGGCAGCCTGCGGTTTGGGTGAAGCGGCTGTGTTCAGCCGTACAGGGCGCAGAGCCACACGCCCCACCAGATGTACATCGAGATCGGAGAGAACATCAGTCTGCGTCCTTGGTGAACAGCGATTCGGCCCGGATGCGTGCCAGCGACATGCGTGCTAGCTTGCGGGCCTGCTCACGCTTCTCGGCCGTCGCTTCCTCTTCCTGCTTGCGCTCCAATACCAGCATGGGGTCGCGGTAGCAGTGCGACGGGAGAGCGGTAGAGGTTTCCATGGGCCGGAAAGCAAAAAGCCCGCTCAGTGGCGGGCTTGTGTGCTGCGCTTCGTCTGAGGACAAGCATCCCTCCGAATGGATGCTGTCGCGGTCAGAGCCGGAAACGCCGCAAGGGCTTCAGTAATCTACGCGCAGGATAGTACAGGTGCGCGAAGTTTACAAGGGCTTTTCCATGGACAGTAGGTTGGTGCCATATCGGCTTCCCGGTTGCCCCGGCTCATTGCTATCTGTGCAGGCAAGATTATGGTCGGTTGCGCGCGGGCATCTCTTGTTGCCACAGGACGGGCACACAATCATGCGCGTCATGACGTATGGGAATCCGTCCTCCACTCGATCCTTGTTGCACGCATAGCACCAGCACTTTGGTGCCACCTTGGGAGCTAAATGCACCTTGCGTCGGCTGCTAGGCTGACGCTCGTCGTACTCCCCCGCCGTCACATCCCGCCAGACATCAGGGTCCTCGACCAAAACCTGGTAGATGGGATCGTTCAGCACCAGCGCAGATGCTTGTCGCTCCGCCATTTGCGGCGCGGCGTCCACGGTTTCAGCACCAGCAGGATCTGCCGCGTGCTCGGCTGCGAGTTTCAGCGCTCTGACCTTCTCGACAATTTCTTCAACTTCAAAACCTCCCCGCGGCCCCTGCAAGATCGTGGCGATATTCCGAAAACCCGTTTCCCATCGGTCCTTCCGCATCAGCTTGCCGTCCTCACGGACCTCGTATTCGTTAGCTAGCCGCGTGTAATAGTCGATCATCGTTTGGACCGTGCTAGTCGCTTCAATCACATCGCGAAGCGGTACCGCCTCGGTCAATTTCAGCATGAAAAAGAGCGCCGCCCGATGCTCATTGGTAACGAACTCAAAACGGCCAAACGGCGCTTGGGTCGCTTGCTCCCCAGCCTTCTCTACATCGCGCAGCAGAGCCCGCACCTGCTCGGTCATGACCACGCCGTGCTGCTCGGCCAGCGCGCACAGGGCGCCGTAGGTTTGTGGCATTTTCCTCTCCTCTTAGTTGCGTTGCCGGCGGCGATTACGCCGTCACCGTCTGGGTCATCCGCTCCACAGCCGCCGCCATCGCCTCACGCGCCACCTCCCCGTCAATCACGTGCGCCGCGATCGAATGCGCCTTCGCCAGCCGCACCTTCCAGTGCTTGAGCGTGTGGTGCGATGCGCCGTACTTGCGCACCAAGATGCGGCAGACGATCTCGGGCGGGAGCTGGTGGACGTAGTAGTACTGAAGCAGGCGCTTGGCGATCGGGTCGCTGATCTTCTGCCAGGCGCGCTCGACCAGCCAGCCGTCTTGCACGTCGCGCGGGATGGACGGCTCGGCCACCATGCCCTTTTCGGCGTCGCGCAGAGCCGTGGCCAGCTTTGCCCATGAGGCGCAGCACTGTGGCTGTGATTGCGGATCGCGCACAACGCGGGCCCAGTTCTCCAAGCGCTGTTCAATTCCCATTCCCTCTTCCCCTTAAGCAAACAGCAATCGGATCGTGTCGTTCAGCACGGACATCTCAGTCTTCTTCAGCACCTTCCAGATGCGCTGCTGACCGTGGATGCCGTTGAAGCTGCCTTGATGGCAGTCTTTGCAGAGCGGTACCGACGTGAACCAGAACCCCTGCACCAGCTCGTGCGCGTCGCTGGGGCCGTGGGCGCCGCAGCATCCGCAGTCCATCTGCTTGATGCGCTCGATGTGCTCGCGCTCGGCCGCCGTCGGCGCATTTTTGTTCTTCGATTGCATTTACCGATCGCCCTGCATCCACCGCATGTAAGGCAAGCGGATCAACTCTTGGAAACGCATCGATGCGTGCTCGTCGTGATCCAGCTGCGCTCGGCTTTCCACGCCACAAATAGCCCGAACCGCAAGCGCAGCGCTGTCAGGCCCAACCACCACGGGAAATGTGGCGTTGCCGCGCCATGCGTTCAGGAATTCCCAGAAGCCCGATTCTTGGCACCACATGCCCGCCAGCTTGGCCAGAGCGCCGCCCTTGGGCGCCTCGGTCTTGGTCGGCTCCAGCTTCACCGGAAGCTCGTCGTCACCAACCTCGACCAGCGCGGCCATGAAGCGATGGCCCGCCGTATTGCCCTTGCGCACGGTCAGCGCGCGAAAAGCGTCCAACTCGGCCGCGTCCGGCAGCCAGAAAGTCACCTTGCAGCCACCGTTGTGCGTCTCGCTCCAGCCGGCAAGCTGCATTTCTCCTGTAAAGGTCGGATTGATGTTCATCGTCCAGCCTCCTGAAAAACGGTCTTGATGGCGGCGGCCACGTCCCGGCGGCGGCCGTTGTCGGTCATCTCGGCCAGCAGACTCAATGCGAAACCAATCGCGCGGTATTCGTCCCCGGAGCAGCCCCATTTCCCAGTTTCGTTACCGCGCCGGAAAATGCCGCGCACCGCTTCTAGGCCTTCTGCTGCAATTTTCTTTTCACGGTCGGTCATGCCGCGCGCCAGCACGGCCACCACGTCGACCGCGGCCGTCAGCGTGTGCGCGCCGCGCTCAGTTCCGGTGCCTTCCTTGAAGCCTTCCAGCGTGCCCAGCGGCGTCAACTGCAGGTCGGTCTTCATTTCCTGCGACAGGCCGAACACCAGCGGCAGGCCGCAGGCGCGCGGGCGGTAGGAGCTGCGCTTTCTCATGCGATACCTCCGAAAACCGCACGCCACACACGGCGATACCACGGCAGCGCGCAAAACTCATTGATGCGCCGGTTCAAAATTCGGACATCGGCCTCAGCAAGCGTCTTCTTGGCAACCTCCAGCGCCAACTCGGCTTTCGCATCCAGCAGCGGCTGCCTAAAAGGAGCCTCCAGCACATCGGCAAGCTCTGGCTCGATAGCCACGAAGCGATCGCCTTTCCAAGTTCTGATATGGCTGACGGGGATGGCTTTGCGCTGGACGGTTTCAGTCGAAGCGAGCCACTGATTTCCGCCAATTGGAAACGGCATGCTCCCCGTAATACGATGCAAGAGGAACGGCTCGCCGGCCGCCAGCATCCACGTTGACTTGGTCAGCTCATAGAACTCGACTTCACGCAGGCTCATGCCGCCTCCCAATCAATGCGCCGCAGAACACTGAGGGTGTTCGTGCTTTCCACCGTCAGGCCGGCCTCACGCAGCAGTTGCGCCACCAAGCGACCAGCGTCGGTGAGGCCCAGGAACTTGTTGGCACGGCCGGATACATCACGCTCCCAAGCAACGAAGCCTCGCGCATCGAGGCCCTTGAGCGTGCCAACGGTAACGGCGTGACAATCAGACGGCTCGCCCACGTGCTCATCAAGGCGCAAAAGCGTGTTGCACTGGTTCTTCGAAAGCTGGACGCAAAACGCAGTGCTCGTGGCGTACTCGGAAAAGACCTTGTTCATGCCGCCACCCGCGCCAGCCGAACACGATTCCACCGGAAGTTCGCCGGCCGATGGCCAAGGCCTCCGCAATACGTGCAGTACCCATTCCACTGCGCAACGCGCGTACCCTTTTCTGCGTCCATCACACGATCCCCTGTTTCCTCAACCACTCGACCCGCGCATCGGCCTGCTGCTCGATGGCCGGCGAATACGCCTTGCATTGCTTCTTGAGCAGCGCCTTGTAGCGGACATGCGGCAACTTCTCTTCGGCGCATTTGCCGTGGCCGATCAGCGCCGCACCCTTGTCTTCCTGCAGCGAGAACTTGCTGCAGTCCACACAGCGAACGTCGCTCATGCAGCCCTCCCGATTGCCTGTTGCAGCATGCGTAGCGCCATGCCGCTCTTGACCTGATCCGTGGTAAAGCGCAGGACGCGCCAGCCGAGCACGGCGGCGGTCGAGTACTTTTCGCAGTCGGCCGCATACCCTTGCGGCCGGCAGTGGCGGCCATACCCCCACACCCCACCCTCAACTTCAAGGGCGACCATCAGGGCCGGATTTGCAAAATCAAACTTCCACCGGCGCGGCGGGGCAAATCGGTACTCGCGCTCGAAGCCGTCGATGCCAGCCGCCCGGAGGTGCAGCGCGAAGGTTTCTTCGCCGATGCTCATGCCGCCCTCGACATCTGGCCCGGCAGACAGCCGTGGAAGAACTTGTAGGCGCGCTCATGCTCGGCAATCCCGTCGCGCTGCGCCGCACTGAGCAGCTTGTCGATGACACCCTGGTCTTCAGACCGCTTGGCCACACGCCACTTGAACCACACGAACGGCTCACCAGGCCCGCGGTGAATGTCCAGCTCTTCGGCCTTGGCCAGATAGCCCTCGTCCGTTTCATGCCACGCGGGGCCGGTTTGCACAGCCACCGGCTTGCCCAACTGCCCCAGGTACTGCTCGAAGTTCGACGCGCAGAAAAGCGTCTTCGGCCGCAGGTATTCCTGCATCTTCGCGTCAGCGCCCCATTGCGCGACCTTGGCGTCGATGACCTGGCGCATCTGCTCCACCGTCGCACCGGACTTCAGGCGATCACGGATGAGCTTCAGGTTCGAAGGCACCGGCCGGTAGGCGCTGTCGGTCTTTTCGTTGAGGTAGGCGAGAACTTCGAGGGCATCGTCGGGCTTGCCCGACAAGGGTTCTTCTTCCTCTGTATCTGTCTCTCCTCTGCTCTCCTCTGGCTCAGCATGTTGCTGAACTTCTGCTAGCACGCTGCTAGCGTCTTGCTCCAGAATGAAAAACCTGTTTTCAATCAATGGCTTGAGAGCCTCGATGAAATCTTTCACGGGCATGCGCAGTCGGAAAGCGATTTTTTCCGGCGAATACTCGATAGCACCCGTTTTCAGGTCTTTGGAGTCGCTTGCTATCAACCAAAGCATCGGCGCTAGCGCTCTGCTAGCAACAGGCAAGCATTGGTAGTCGTAGTTATCCAGCAGCGACTTATGCAGACGAATCCACGGCGGACTGCGGTCCTTGTAGTGCTGGAAATCAGTCCAGTCACGTGGCAGAAGTCGATCCATTACGCTGCCTCTCGTTGGTATCTCAACACAGCAGCGCGGTCTTCCCGCTGCTTGCGCTTGTTGCAGGTCTGGCAGAGCGTCTGCAGGTTCTCGACGACGCTACGGCCACCGGCACGCAACGTGATGACGTGGTCTAGCACAAGCACGTCGGGATAGCCCGACGACAGTGTCGTGTCGGTGGTGAGCGTCTCGGTGCCATCGAAATCAGGCGGCACAGCCGAAGCGCGCGCATCGCAACGCACGCACTGGTAGCCGTCACGGTTAAAAAAGTGGCGACGAAGCGCGGCATGCGCGGGATACTGGAACTTGAGTCGGCGCGTGCTTTGGATTTCGGGCCATTGCTGACCTGTGAAATCAATCCAAAACTTCGGGCCCACCTTTCCATACGAACGCATCAGGCGACCTCCAGCACCAGACCAGGCTGGCGCGTGCGCTCTGCCTGGAGGGCGATGTACTCAGGATTCAGTTCGGCGCCAAGCCAGCGGCGGCCGAGGCGCTGCGCAACGCTGGCGACAGTGCCCGAGCCCATGAACGGATCGAACACAATGTCGCCCGGCCGGCTTCTCGCGAGGATGCAGGGCTCGACCAGCGCTTCCGGGAACGTTGCGAAGTGCGCGCCCTTGAAGCTCTGCGTGGGGATCGTCCACACACTGCGCCGGTTGCGTTCCGTGGGCATGATCGCCATGGCTTCGTCGAAGCTGGCGTTGTTCTTGACGCGGCCTTTCGGCGCTTCATCGTAGCCGTGGCCGAAGCCGACGCCGTTGCCCGGATAGACCTTGCGGCCGACGGCCTTCATGTTCCCGTTCGACTTCGCGCCACCATTCGCGCGCTCACTACCAATCTGCGCTTGCACGTTCTGCGACAGCCGCGCATGCGTGTTCGGGCTTACCGGCTCAAGAATCGCTTCTTGGTCGAAGTAGTACCGCTCGCTGCGCGTCATCAGGAACAGGTATTCGTGCGCCTTGGTGCAGCGGTCGCGCACACTTTCTGGCATCGGGTTGGGCTTGTGCCAGATGATGTCCTGGCGGAGATACCAGCCTGCGTCCTGCAGGGCGAACGCAAGGCGAAACGGTTGGCCGACCAAGTCCTTCGGCTTCAGCCCTTCGACGCGAACATCACTGCGCGGGATCGGTGCGTCATCGCGCCGCCGGCTGGCCGTCATGCTTTTGATCTTCGGGCCGCCACCGCGGTGGCCATTGCCGGTCAGCGTGGACGATTCCGATGGAGCACCGCCGCCTCGAGATCCCGCGTAGCTGTCGCCCATGTTGAGCCACAGCGTGCCGTCGTCAGCAAGCAACTCTCGGCATAGGTCGAACACCTCGACCATGTTGGCGATGAACTCGCGCAACGTCGGCTCTTGGCCAAGCTGGCCAGCGACGCCATAGTCGCGCAGTCCCCAGTACGGCGGGCTGGTCACGATGCACTGCACGCGCACGCCGTCGGCGATCAGCGAACGCATGACATCGCGGCAGTCGCCCTGATAGCAGTGGTTGAGTTTCATGCCATCACCTTGCGGTCAATTGCGCAGCGGCGCGCCAGTTCGACGAGCCATTCAGCCAGTTGGGGGGGGGTATGCTCGCGCTCAGCCTTCGTTACGGAAGGCTTGCGCGGGTAGCTCTTGGTCGGCCGAATGCAATGCGTCGGCTCGTCAATGCGTAGCGGGATTGCAGGTACGTCAGCCGGCGCGCAGCCGACGATGTACAGCAGCGTCGCCTTCTCAGCGCGATGTCCGAACCAGTGCTGGTGGATTGGCAGCGTCCAGCCGCCCCAGGCGTCGCGCTCACCACCGGGATACGGCAGCTTCGCCGCGGCCCATAGGGTCGATCCCTCGGGATGCTCCAGCACGCCGCCGAAACGACGTACCTTGTCGACAGCGAACAGGGCGAGTTCCTTCTCTCCATCGCGCGGCTTGGCGAACTGGCGGAGGCGACCCCAGGCGCGGCACGGTGGGTGTGCCACCACCGGACAGCCACCGCTCCACCGGAGCGCGTCGCGTTCGATGTCCCACACATCGAGCCCAGGCAGCGTCTTGTAGACGCTATCGGCACGGGCGAACAGAATTGCCACGGGTGCGCTCATTACTGGAACAAGCTCCCCTGCTTTGCCGGCACCTTGACCGCCTGCACAGTGCGTCGAGTAACGGTGCACTTGCGCTCGCCAGCCAGCACCAGGCGCCCCGCGGCGATGAGTTCGTTGCGCCGGCCCGAGACGCTGGATTTCTCCATACCCATGGCCTTGGCGATCTCGGCGATGGTGGCGTTACCCACCGATGCGACGTATTCGGCGATACGGTCGCACTGCAGCTTGCCGACGTTGCGGCGGTCGCTGGAGTGGTAGGCGTCGATGGAGGTTTCTTGCACAGCGGTCCTCATGCCGCACTCCTCATGGACTCAAGCTGGGCCTCCAGTTCACGGATGCGGCGCTGCTCGGGCGTCTCAGCCACCGACCGGAAGCCGCACACGGCGTCTTCGTACTGGCGAATGGCCCAGTTGCCGCACAGCGCTTGGAACTTGATGCGGAAGTCGAACGGCAGGTACTTCTTGCCGCTCAGGATGTTGGAGAGGTGCGACTTGGGCATGCCCAGCTTCGCCGCCGCATCACTGATCGAGTAGCGCACGCGCCGTTTGGCCCAGCACAGAACCGTTGCATCGCTCTCATTGCGAAGGCGCGCGATCAGCTGCGCGGAAACCATCTCAGGCTCACCGACCGCAGAGAAGAAAGGCATCTCTCGCTGGGCGCCGTGCATTTGTTCTTTGTGTTCCATGTGGCGTTCCACGTACTCGATTGCGTAAAAAAGAAGGCGTACCGACTGGAACGCCACACGCTGCCTAAAACCGATGACCTACTACCGCTGCTTCCCGTTCTTCCGCTTCTTGCGACCCACCGGCACCTGCACGTCATCGATCGACTTGATGCGGTCGACGCCATCCACAAGGTCGGGCCATACACGCGCAAGCAGTTCTTCCGGAAACATGTCTCTGCGCGTGACCAGACCGCCGGTCGCGTCTTCGATCGGGATGCCAAACGGAACGGGGACGGGGCGCTCACCGCTGGCCCATCGACTAACATCAGCCGCATGGGCGCCGATTGCGCGGGCCAGCGAAGCTAGCCGTCCTCGTTTTTGGGAGAGGTAGGTCTTGAGGTCCATGAACACACTATAGCGATGCGCTAAAGAAAGATCAATAGCGAATCGCACATTCCATTCTTTAGCGATTTGCTATGGAATCGCGCGCATGAAGACCATCGACGAAATCCGACTAGATAACCTGCTGCTGGCCATTGGCCGTGCAGGCACCGCAACGGCGCTGGCTGAGAAGTCAGGCCTTTCTGCTGCCTACATCAGCCAGATCAAAAACCGACAGCCAGACAGCAAGACTGGAAAGCCCAAGAACATGGGCGACGAAGCGGCCCGCAAGGTGGAAGCGGGCATTGGCGAAAAGCGTGGTTGGATGGATGTAGACCACTCCCCGACCGCCGCGCCCTTCCCTGTCAAGACACAAGATCGTGCAGATCAGATTGAAATAAGCCTTAACGAGCACCCGGAAGCGCCCTCTTACAATTCCGGCTCAGCACCCGCGAGAACGCTTACAGGCGTCAAGGTGCGTCCGATTGTCACTTACGAGAACCTGGAAGAACTCCCCCAAGAGTCAACGGTTCTCATAACGAGGATTGACGTGGAGCTGTCTGCTGGGAATGGGAGGGAGACCTGGCACATTGAGGAAAAGGAGCCGTTGCCGTTCCAGGCGGACTACATCCGGACCCTTGATGCCAAGCCGAAAAATTTGGTCGCCGTGAAGGTCAACGGTGACAGCATGGAAACCCGGCTGTTCGATAAGGACACCGTCGTGGTAGACACGGCGGATACTCGCGTGCCTGCGAACGGTGGCGTGTTTGCGCTGGTCTATGCTGGAGAGTTGTTGGTAAAGCGACTGTTCCGGCTGCCGGACGGAAGCCTCAAAATCGTCAGCGACAACGCCGCGCGCTATGAGCCCGTGAACGTCGGGCCCGAGCAAATGGACCATGTCAGCATTATCGGACGCGTGAAATATCGCTCTGGCACGGGGGACTTTTAATGCCTGATTCCGAAGATTGGAAGGAGCTTGTTCTCGCCCAGAAACCGTTTGTACGTTCGTACATAGGGCTCGTTCGAGACCTCCAAGGCGTTCTGAACGAGGCGCTATCAAAGATTGAGACGAAATCTCAAAACGACGAGCCGGCGCCCGAGGATCGGGCAGTATTCGAGTTAGTCAGAAAAATTTTTGACGCCCTCAACAACAACATGGTCTCCCCGGAGGATTTGAAAGATGGGAACCGTTAGCCAGCTCAAAGCAAAGCTTGCGGCCCTCTCGATCCCCGCAAATGGAATTGACCAAGGAGGCGGGGGCGGGGATGATGGAGGCATGGAAGCAAGAATCGCAAAACTCGAAGCGGCCAACGAGTACATTCAGCGCGACATCAAGGAGCTGAAAGACGACGTTCGGGCAATTCGCGGAGACATCACCGGGATTCGCACCACGGACTTCCGGCTCTTATTTGGCGCGATCATTGCCGTAGCCCTCGGTCTAGCCGCCATCATGGCAAAGGGTTTCCACTGGCTGTAGCCACACCCGTTTATACCTAGACGTCACCCGTCGCTATAAAAGCCCGCACCACGCGGGCTTTTTTGTTGCCCGCTCGCCACAGCGCTCCGCTAGCACTCGCTAAACAAATTTAGCGATTCCCTAAACTTACCCCTTGCACTTCTTTTAGCGCTTCGCTATAGTTCACCCATCGACGCACCACACGGTGCCAACAGATGGGAGAGCGAGATGATCAGCAAGACGAAACAAGACTGGGCAGTTGGCGCAACCGTGAAGGTTGGTTTCCTGACTCTCGTCGTCAAGGCTGCGGTGGCCACGCCGGGCGACTTCGCACCGGACGCCTACATCCTCGCCAACCAAGCCGGCACGCAGCTCTACAAGTTCGTTCCGCACAACGGCGTTCAGAAGATCGACGTCAGCGAAGCGCGCGAACTGATGGCTGAAGCAAAGGCCTACGCAGCCCGTCTCGCTGCTGCTGCCATCAAGAAGGCCGCAGCCACGAACGAGATCGACGCCCTCTTCGCTTGAGGCGGTAGGCATGGACTTCGACCTCTCCCAAGACGAAAAGCGGATCGGCGACTTGATCGTCAACGACCCGACGTATTGCTCCAGCGACCAGGGCTACGACCCGCAGCCCTACATGGCCACGCTGATGCAGTACCTGGACCGCGGCGACTTCTCGCCGGCAGAAATGGAACGCACGCTCACGCAGCTCACGGCGCAATGCCTGCGCGACGTCAAGTGGACGCTCATGAACGAAGCCAAGGAAGCGGCTGATGCCGCCGACGCGCTGATCGCCGAAGAGGAATCGCGCGGCCGTCTTGAGCGCTCGCTGGGTATGTCCCTTCCGCACGCAGCGTGAGGCGGCCATGGACTTCAGCCTTTCTCCCGAGCAATACGCGGAACTCGCTCGCTACACCGTGGTGATGGTCATCTTGGGCATCGGTACTGGCTGGGCGCTCGCCCGCACGTGCCGCGAAGAGTTGCCGCAAGACGAAGAGCAAGACGACCAGCGCTCGCAGCGCGGCGGCCGGTACTGACCAACAAAAACACCGAGGTAGACGATGAAAACGAATCTGATCGCGGGCGCTGTGCTCGCTTTGGCAGCCCTCTCGCTGCAAGGTTGCGGCGGCGGTGGCGACGGCGCGGATAGCGCTGCAACCAGCGCAGCAGCGGCGCCTTCGCCGAAGCCCGCGCCTGTCCTGATTGAGGAATACGGCGACTCCACGACGTACGGCAATGGCCTGTCCACCAGCGAGCCCGCCGTGTTACAGGCCTTGCTGGGCGACGTTGCCATCGTGAGCAACCAAGGGCGCGGCGGCTGGGATTCGGGCATGTTCTACAACCTGCCGTGGTCGAAAACGATGGCCGATTCAAAGGCTCGCGTCGTGACGATCAACGTCGGCATGAATGACGCCTACCCGAGCCACGCCATCAGCGTCGACCAATACGGCCAGTTCCTAACAGCGCTTGTGCAGACCGCGCGCGGTGCCGGCAAAACGGTCGTGCTGTACGAGCCGAATCCGTCTTGCGACCCGCTGCGCGTCGATCTTCCCAAGTACGTCGCAAAGCTCAATGCCGTAGCCGCCGACCAGGACGTGCCGGTGGTGCACCACTACAACGTGATCTCGGCAATGCCGGACTGGCAAAAGCTGATTCCTGATTGCGTCCACCCGTCGCCCGCGCTCTACGCGCAGATCGCACAGATGAACGCCATTGCCCTTGCGCCGATGGTCAAGGCGCTGGCGCAGTAATCGAAGACGAGCGCGCGCAGAAGCGGCGCTACTAACGCAAGGGGATGACATGCGACGCGGAGACAACGCACCAGTTGGACAAACGTGCCCAATGATCGACGAAGTGATTTCGACGATCGATAACGCGGCAGAGCGCGTGATAGCGCAAATGGATCAGGAATCGATTCCCGCCGAAACACAGGAAATCGTTGGCTCGTTGATGGCCGATCTGACATCGCTGACGCAGGGGCGTCAATCGCTGATGGAACGTATCCGTTCTGCAAACGATGAACTGCGTACGTGGGGTAACGATGAATGCCGACAGCGTGGCGACGCAGAAGCTGAGCGTGACGCTTTGGAACGGAAGATTTCTGATCTCGAAGACGAAATTAGCGATCTCAAGGCAGATCTCAGCGATGCACGCTCACAAGCCGCCTAACCGCCGCCACTGAACAACCAGCAGGGGATGAGATGAGCGACACGAGCACAAAAGAGCGCGGCCCGCGGGACGATTGGCATAGGCCAAACCATCCCGGGAAAGATGGCGCTGGCGAAGCAGCCAAAGCAGGGCAAGCTCCGAACCGATTTTCCATCGACGACGTAATCACCGCGATGAAGAAGCACGAAGACTTCTTCGATGACAAGGAGACGGCGATTGATTTCCGCGCCAGCGTTGTGCGCGATCTGATCAGCCTGCAAATCGAACGCGAAGGCGAACAGCCGCCAGTTGACGGCGACCTTTTCCCCATCTGACCTCCAAGGAGCCAGCAATGCGTGTATCCGACAACGAAGCCGCGCAGCGCGTGGCAGACAACGACAACTTGGTGGGGGAGTTGGTGGAGGCGTTGAAGTACGCACGCCGCTTTCTTAACTCGAAGGATCACGACACCGGTTATGTAGATGACGTCCTCGCCAAAGCCAAAGGAGCGCAGCAATGACACCAGGTGAAGTTAGGTGGGTACAGGGTGCTGTCGTAATCCTGCTGGACAACCCAGTGGACATGAAACAGCTAGTCCGAGACACCGATTACGCGCTGCTGGACATGATGGGGAAGATCAAGCATCGCGCAGATGGGTTGCCAGCGGTATGGCCGAACTTCAGCAACTGGCCGTTCAAGCATTGAACGCTACGCCCGGCGTAACGGGCGCTCTGGTGTGGGGGTTGGTCGACCGCTTGGTCGTTCCGGTAGGTAATACAGAAGACCGAACCGAAAGGGGAAAAATTCTGAGCCAGCCACCACACCAGAGGGTGAGCCGTGGAGCTTAGACCCACGCAAAGAATCAGGTGGGCCGATCTATGAAGCGGCATAAGCGGCTTGAACATGACAGGTCAAGTCCACCCTCTACCAACAGGAGAAGACATGCATTTTCTGAGCCGCAACACAGTTGTTGATCTGGTTCCCGCGCAGAGCTTGGACAGCTTATGGAAAGAGGCTGAATCGCTCGGACGAATCGAGGTAGATCACAGTTGGGGAAACCGCGATGAATACCGTGTCCGCATTAGGTTTGAACGCAAAACCGGGACAACTGTGTGGGCGGAGGGCAAAGACAAGAACATCGCTTTTGCAATCGCATCGGCGATTAATGAGGCCCGAGAAATGGGCGCAGGAGTAGAGACATGCTGACCAAATCGCCCGCACGAAACGAGGACCTTCGCCATGTCATGACCGATCTTCCGCAAGAGGATCGAATCGCGGCACGGATCGAAGGGCTTCGGCAGAAGGCAATCGCCGCACTTGGCTCGCGCTGGATTCTGGCTCGTGAGCATGCCCCGCAGAAGGGCAACTACACGCACGCAGGAAAGCGTCTGGCATGACATGGACCCCGACGACGCGGCAGAAGTATTGAACTGGTACGAGGAACGAAATGGAAGCAATTCTTCACGACCTACGCGCTGCGCTGACAGCAGCAATGCGCGAATGGCAACGGTGCAGGTGGTTGCGCAGAAACGGCAACCCGGATCGCTGCCCCTTCTAAAACAATCTGACAAGGAATCAGGAAATGAGCATCGCGACGATGATTATCGGAGAAAGCGGTACGGGAAAAAGCACCAGCATGCGCAATCTCGATCCAGAGAAGACGCTATTGATCCAAGCGGTGAAGAAGCCGCTTCCATTCCGATCAACCAACTGGAAGCCGGTCATTAAAGGTCAAGGCGGATCCGTCTTTGTGACCGACAACAGCGCGCACATTGTTGGTGCCATGCAGCGCACTGACAAAGAAATCATCGTCATTGATGACTTTCAATACGTGCTTGCAAACGAGTTCATGCGCCGTGTGACGGACAACGAAACGGGGAACGGCGCCTTTGCCAAGTACAACGAGATCGCCCGTCATGCATGGGATGTGCTGATGGCCTCGACCTCTCTGCCGGACAACAAGCGTGTCTACATCCTGAGCCACACAAGCACTGACGATTTCGGCAAGACCAAGATCAAGACCATCGGCAAGTTGCTTGACGAAAAGATCGTCATGGAGGGTCTTGTGACCATCGTGCTGCGCACCATCGTTGCCAATGGCGACTACATGTTCAGCACTAAGAACAACGGCCAAGACACGGTGAAATCGCCGATTGGCCTATTTGAATCCGACCTGATCGAAAACGATCTGGCAGCGGTAGACGCGGCTATCACAGCCTATTACGACCTGAAGCAAGCAGCCTAAAGGAATCAAGCATGTACACACTCGACAAGCAAGCCGCCATGAACGCTGACAGCACCGGCAAGTGGCTGACCGAAACCGGTAAATACGTCGGTCGCATTATGTGCGCAGAAGACATCAAAGCCGGAACTGGCACGCGTGGCATAGCTCTGACGCTGCAAGCTAACGATGGGCGTGAAACGCGGCAATTCATCTACACCGAAAAGACGAATGGCGAAAAGCTATCCGGCTTCGATCTGGTCATGGCGATCATGACATGCCTGAAGTTGCGCGACATGAAGCCGGTTGCCGGGCCGGTGAAGCGTTGGGACAAAGAAGCGAAGGAAGAGTACACCGAGCAAGGTCAGGTGTATCCGGAACTCGCTAACAAGCCCATCGGCTTCCTGCTGCAAAAGACGGAAGAAGAAAGCCGCAAGTCGCCAGGTGAAACCGCATGGTCGGCAAAACTGGTTGGCGTTTTCGAGGCGCAAACCGAACTGACCGCATCCGAGATCCTGAGCGGCAAGAATACGCCCGAGGCGCTAGCCCAGCGTGTTGCATTGCTCGCAGACCGGCCCATGAAAAAGCGCCCAGCAGCTGCACATAGCAGCGCAAATGCATACGCGAATGCTTCGAGCGGCGGCGGCTTCCCGGACGACGATATTCCGTTTGCCCCTCACATGAACGGCCGCGTTGGCCTCGCAATTTAAGGAGAACAACATGAGCGCGATGACCTTGTATCAGATCAGCCAAGAGCATCGCGCTCTGGCCGATGCTCTGCAAGACATGGATCTAGACGAACAGACGATTGCCGACACGCTTGAAGCCGAATCTGGGTTGGTTGAAAAGTCGCAGTCTGTGGCGTTTGTGATCCGAAACATGGAAGCATTTGCCGCCGCTGTGAAAGCTGAGGCCGATGCCATGGCTGAACGAGCCAAGCGCGTGCAGAAGCGTGCCGACAGCATCAAGGCATATCTACACAACTGCATGAATCTGGCTGGCGTGCAGAAGATTGAGCACCCGCAGTTCACGATCTCGATCCGCAAGAACCCTGAATCGGTACAAATCTTCGAAGAGAAATTGTTGCCACCAGATTATCTACGCGAGATCCCGACCAGTTACGCACCGGACAAGGCTTTGATCAAGCAGGCCATCAAAGATGGGCACGAGGTACCGGGCGCCAAGCTGACGAGAACTGAATCTCTGCAAATCAAATGACGAGTGAAGCCGAGATTAACATCTTCAAGTGCTTGGATTTCATTCGGGATAACGCTCCGGAATACGCCCAGGCCAAGGCTAACCGCGTCTACCTTGAGGAATACCGCAAGAGCATGAAATCGATGCTCATGAAGCAGGCGGAAACGGCTGGGCATAACGCGGTCAGCGCGCAGGAGCGGGAAGCCTATGCCGATCCTGGCTACATCAAGCATTTGGAAGGATTGAGAGAAGCTGTAGCGGTAGAGGAAGAGTTGCGCTGGATGATGATCGCCGCGCAGGCAAAGATCGAAGTCTGGCGCACCCTTGAATCCACCCGGCGCATTGAGGCTAAGACAGTTTGAGGGGAAGACATGGACAAGAACAACGGTCGCTATCCGTACACCTATGCAGCGGATTACATACGAGTTCACGTTACGGAGTACGACGCAGATTTGAAAATCTGGAAGCCCACGATTTCTCGTGCAGACGCGGCGGAAGCACGGCAAGCGATAGCCAGAGCATTGGGGATGCCCGACGAGGATTTGGCCAAGAAGCTAGCTGATCAGTACATCGCCGACCACAACAATGCAGAGCTGCGCGCACGGGAGCAATGACATGGACGAGAAGCAGATCACAGCGCTGCGTGAGGCGTTTGAGCAGAAGTTCGCACACATGCCGTTACGCCGTGGCGAGTTGAAGCCAGATTCGTATTGGACGCCGACAACGGCTTGTGCTTGGGAAGGCTTCCTCGCCTGCTACCAGCACTTGGCTCCGCAATGGCAGCCGATTGAGACGGCGCCGCAAGGAACGATGATCTTGTGCGCAAACATGAACGCTATGCAGGCAAAAGACTGGGCATATGTCGGATGGATTGTGGCCAACAAAATCTACGGGCATCGATCCGATATGCCAACTCACTGGATGCCACTACCCGCAGCACCAGATGCCGCCCGCGAACAGGAGAAGAAGACATGCTGAGTAACGAAAAAGTGCTAGAGGTGATTGCTGCCGTTGAGCGTATGCAGAAGATCAATGACGGCGCCAAAGGCATATCCCTCGATTGGCAAGATGAGATGGGGTATGCGGACGCTTGCGAAGGCGCGTTCAACGAAGTGCGTGACGCTATCGAAACCGCCCTGCGCGCGCAGGCTGATGCGCAGCCGATCTATCAGTTGCGCCGATCGGATGGCTCATGGATCGACCAGACAGAGCGGAGCTACCTGAATAACCAACAGCACTGCGCCAGCGAAACGCGCATCGTCTACACCCACCCCGCACCAGAAGCGGCGCAGGCGGGGTTGAGCGACGCAGAAATTTTTGATCTGTGGTGCTCGATTCCGACGCAGGGCGGGATTGATGAGGACATCGTGCCATTTGCACGTGCCTTGCTCGCCCGCGCCAGCGCCGCGACTGTGGCCGAGCCGGCGTGCAAGACGTGCAACGGGTCTGGGTTCATTGACGACGGAGAGATCACCGGTTCCGGTGGAGTCGAGTATGAGAACGGCCCCGTCAAATGCATCACCGATTGCCCTAACTGTGGTGGGAAAAAGCAGGCCGAGCCGATGGGGGATGAGCGCGAGGCCGCTGAAAGCGCATATAACTCGCCGGAATTTAACTACGAGCGAGGTCCGATCGGCTCGCACGACTGGCGTTTCTATTCGGCCGGATGGCGGGCACGTGCAACTCGCGCCGCCCAGTCCGGTCAGCGTGCCGCATGGTTTGCTGCGTTGATGGAAGCTGCGGCAGCGCTGGAGAACGCAATGTACTGCATGCAAGACAAGGACGCAGCACGTTCGGCTACCGGTGCGGCTGAATTTGCTCGTAAGCGTGCCAAAGAGTTGTTCGCCGCCCAGTCCGGCCAGCGGGCGGGCGTGGCGGAGGATGCGCGAGACGCGGCGCGGTATCGCTTTATCAGGGCCACCACAAAAGCGGTTCGCAATGACGATGGATCGGGCCGCACCGAAGTAACGCCGGAAGAGTTTGACGCGATCACGGACGCCGCAATCGCCGCCGCGCCCACACCGGCAGCGCAGGGAGGGGGTAGCCATGACTGATCGGGAACTGCTAGAGAAGGCCGCGAAGGCGGCAGGAGTACAGGGCCACTTTGTCGAAAACTGCCCAGAGGACGGCGCCCCAAAGTACTCCTGCGGCATCGGCAATGCTGGGCGTATTACTCCGTTATGGAACCCACTCACCGATGACGGGGACGCTCTGTGGCTGGCGGTCACGCTGCGACTGACTATTTCCTGGGATCGCTACGACGACGAGGATTACGCCACAGCAACTCCGCCGCATACTCACCAAGGCTATGACTGCTTGGTTGATCAAGACCCCTACGTCGCCACCCGTCGCGCCATCGTCCGCGCAGCGGCAGCACTGGCAGATGCGGGAGGGCGGGATGACCAAGGCTGAACTCGCCAAACTCGACACCCTCATGGAGGGCTTACAAGCAGCCGAGGAAATCGCGGACCAGATCCGCGAAAAAATCCGCGTCCATCTCATGAGCATGGCTCAGAAGCGGCGCGCGCCAACAACCAAGGACACTGGTGGGGAGGGGTGATGAAGATCGTATTTGACACGCTAGGCGGCAATTTTGAGGCGTGCCGCGAAGCCGAGTATTGGTGCGAAGCGCGAGGTATAGCAGTAGGCGTTATGGAACGCGATCAGCCGCGCGGCCTACTTGTTGGCAGCTATCACATTGCCAAGTGGCACAACCTAAGCGGCCCAGAGCGCCGAGAACTCCAAGGGAAGATGACCGGAGACATGCGGCATGGCCCCGTAACGATTGAGTTGGTTGGCAACGAAGAGGATTACCCGATCATCCCTGAGGAATACCGGGCATGACCCAACAATCAGCCCTGAGCAGGATATTGGAGACGACGCGTCTCGCGTGGAGCATCAAATGGAAGAAGACATGTTCCTGACCGAAGCCCAGTTGGTAAGGCTGACTGGGTGGAAACTAAAATCCAAACAGATCGAATGGCTACGCCACCAGGCGATCCCGCACCGCGTAAATGCTACGGGTCACCCTGTCGTCACGAAAGCTGCGATCGAGGGGCGCGCCGAAACGCCGCAGACTGATCGGAAATGGACGCCGCGCGTATTGGCGGCATAGGGAAAATGGGTCGCAAACCTTATCGCCATACCGGCCTCCCGCCCGGCATGCGCAAGCGCGTGCGCCGCGCGCGCGTCTATTACTACCTGGACACCGGGGAGAAGCCGCGGCGGGAAATCCCGCTGGGAAGCGACTACGTTCTGGCCGTGAAAGAGTGGTCACGTCTGACGGCTGGGAAAACTCCGCCATCTGGCGAAATCACATTCGCCTACGTCGCGCAGAAGTACTGGGAGGAGGTCATTCCCAGCAAGAAGCCGCGCACGCAGAGCGACAACGAGAAGGAGCGCGTCAAGCTGCTCCAGTTCTTCAATGATCCGCCCGCCCCGCTGGATACGATCGAACCCGTACATATCCGGCAGTACATGCGTTGGCGCGTGCAGAATGCGCGCGAGGAAGCCCAGAAGAAGAACGAGCAGCGCGCAAAGGAAGGTAAGGCCCCACTGCCGGTGCCGGCCGGCCTTGGGCAGGTCCGCGCGAACCGGGAAAAGGCGCTGTTCTCGCACATCTGGAACTTCGCGCGGTCGGAAGGCTACACCGCCCTACCCAACCCATGCGCAGGCATCAAGGGATACGCCGAGTCGGGGCGCGACGCGTACGTCGACGACGACTTGATGGCGCGCGCCATGGAGCATGCCGTGCTGCCCCTGCAGTTTGCGCTTCGTCTGGCGCACTTGACGGGCCAGCGGCCGGCCGACGTGTACAAGATGTCCGAGACCGACATCAAGGACGGCATGCTGTTTGTTCGGCAGGGCAAAACAGCCGCGCCGCTGCGCTTCATGATCGGCGGCGAGCTGAAAACGCTCCTCGACGAGATGCTGGCCTACAAGGCGCAATTCGCCGTGCGCTCGCTGGCGCTACTGGTGACCGAGACAGGGCAATCGATGAAGGCGCACCACATGCGGCACCGCTTCGACATGGCCCGCGACAAGGCCGGGATTGCCAAGCACGAATTCCAGTTCCGTGATTTGCGCGCGAAGACGGCGACGGAAGCAGACGACGCGGAAGGCACGCGCCGGGCCCAGGCCATCCTCGGCCACACGACCGAGACGATGACGACGCACTACATCCGGAAACGGGCCGGCAAGAAGGTGCGGCCGCTGCGCTGATGCGTTCCGCAAAGCAGGAAGGCTTCGCGACAGCATGCGGGTTTACGGTTGGCGCTTGAGTAAACTTTGCGGAATCAAAATCAGGCCAATCCGTTGATTATTTGGGATTCTTCATCGGACTTAAAATCCGCTGCGCCCTAATCGGCGCGTGCCGGTTCGATCCCGGCCTCGGGCACCAATCCTTTCTTCGCCTCCCCTCGCGCCCTTCCCCTCCAGCGCCTTACGATGCGCAGCACGCATGC